TAAGGTTCTCCATTTAAAACTTTTTCAAGATTTTTTTCATCAATAGTTATATAATCACTATCTTTATGACTATTCTTAAACCATTGTGTTTCAACAGTCCCATTAATAACTATTGTGAATATTTCTGCAGTTTTTCCTGGTTCAAATCTAATAACTCTACCTGTCCTTTGTACAGCTTTAGTTTTAGAACTATCTAAACCAATAATAATAGCTACAGATAATCCTTTTATATCTAAACCTTCATTAGCTTTAGCACAAGTATTTAAGATTCCAGTATCTTTATTATTAAACTCTTCGATTGTTATTCTACCTTTCTTTTTGGACATCTTTCCAGTATATACATTCCCAACACCAATAGCTTCAGCCATCGCTACATTATTTGAAAATGTTATAATCTTTGCATTAGATCTAGCATTTATTATTTTTCTAGCTAATTCTAATTTTTTAGGGTGATTATTAATAAATTTCTTTCTTGCAGTAAGATTACGCATAAAACTAGCTGAATGGTTTTTAATTGCTTTAAGTATATTAGATTTAGTCGCTTGATCAGCATGTAAACCTACTAATTTATCCCTATAGTCTATTTGATTAATATACCCTTTTGGTCCAGCCATACTCATAACTAAAGGAAAATCCCATCCAAAAAATTCGTAATCTTCATTAAATTTCTTTTGATATTCATCATAAACGTGAATATCATCTACATCAATTAATACTTGATATTCTGTAAATTTACTTACCCATCCACTTAATAATGCTTCACCTAAAGATATGGAATCAACTACTGGACATTTTTGTTCCATTAATATATGTTTTCCATCAAGTCTTTCAAAAGTAGCTGTTAATCCAAGTATGTAATTATATTTTATTTTTTTAAATATTAAACTAAACATATTAGAATTATATCTATGTATTTCATCTAATACTAATACACTACATACCCAATCATGTTTAATGATTGTATTAATAATTTTTACAGTTGCTATATCTTGTAAGCCTCTTTCTTTAAGTTGTTCCTCCCATTGTATTTGTAGTACATCTGTAGGAACTACAACTATTACTTTTAATTCTGGATAATGTTTATGTACTGCAGAAATAGCATTTAATCCTACTCTGGTCTTCGATTTTGTTATCGTATGGCTTTTTATCCATACTTCTTACTATTACTAGTAAGTCCCGCGTACCTATTCATCCCATAAGGAGTCGGACACTCTTGGAGAGATTATATTTATTCACTCTCTACGCTGTACGATGCTTCAGAACCTTTTGTAATTTCTGAAGTTATCTCGGGATTCCCGTTAGTTAGTTCCCCGATATTGCCCGATAATAATTCTGAAGATTGCTCTATCAGAACGGCTCTATTTTCTGTATATGGAATATAATTTTGAAGATAGTAAAATTTTTTACCATTTTTTAAAATATATGGATTTTCTTTAAAAGATTTATGTTTACTTAAAGTGCTTTTTGATGCTATATTATAATTGGCACAAGCTATTAATGATTCATAATATTGTAAATTACCATCTTCATCTTCAGTAACAATATAATTGCCAAAAGAACTTCTAGTTTGCTTATAATAATTCTCGTAAAAATAATTTTTTAAACTAGATAAAGTATCAAATTTATTGTATACCATTATATATCTATTTGAAAAAATTCTTCTACTATTATTATGTGTATTCTTTTGTTTTAATAATCTAAAAGCATCAGCTTCACAATCACATTCTGCTTCCAATTTAAAAGTTCTTATATTGTATATATAAGTTTTTTTCCAATTATGATTTTGTCTATAAGCAGTAATTTCTCCAGATTTATATTTATCTTTTAAAGTTTTAGATATTTTTTCTTTAGTACTTTCAGATACTTTATGTCCAAAATTAGCTACAACATTTAAAGTTAAATTATATTCTGGATGTATTAAATCTATATAATACTGTTCTCTTTCAAATTGATTAGCTTCATTACAGTACTCCAAAATACCATAAATAAAACTATCTTCTCCATATTTATTCCAAGATGCCTGAAAATGTGCATTATGAGCTTTATTATTTTTTAAATTATGTACATGTTCATGCAATCTATTATACAAATCTACAGATGATCCAACGTATCTTTTACCATTTTCTAAATTTGTGAAAACATATATTCCACATTTGCCTTTTAATTTAAATTCTATTTTATTCATATATTTATAAATTAATTTTTACAAATATAAGTATAAAATTTTAGAAAATAAAACTAAAAAAGCACTAACAAGAAAATAGTACCTGTAGGTCATATTTAAGAACCAAAACCTGTTGCAGCCTCTATAGAGCCTTTACATTTATTTTTTACCCATTTTGTAAGACATTCATGTTGTCTAGCTGTTCTGTCTTTAGGTGTAAATAGTTCAAGCTCTTTCATATATTAATAATCCTCTATAAAAAACTATAGTGAGTAACTAAAAAGTTACCCACTAATAGTTGTATATTTTTATTCATCAGCAATATTCACTTTCTCAAGTGAGATTCCTTTTGCTGCAGCCACTTCTTTAATTTGTTTAATCCTATCCTCCCATTGAGATGCATGATATTCAATCTCATTTTGGAATCGGAATAATACTTTATTTCTTAAAGCTACTAACTGATCAGTAGTTAATTCAGAATATTTCTTACTCTTAAGATTTAACATTGCTCTAAACTCAGCATAAGAAAGTCCCGTTTGTAATGTTCTAGGCCGAGCATTTGCCTTTAATCTATGACGCTCCATAATAACGTCAATTCTATCTTTCAATTTTCCAGTCTTTTCATCTCTCTCTTCTAATTCCTTCTTTTCAGAATTAGTAAACCATACTCCTAACTTAATAATAAAATTCAGAGAAAGATGACTTTTATCAAATACACCTAAACTGTCAAGACAACCATCCATTAAACCACTAATAGTAATCTTACTAAATTCTTCTGGATAATTACTTACTACAGCATCAATGTATGTATCTGAATACTTATCTTTAGGATAAGCCTCTAATGCTTCTGGAGTATTAAGAAAATCTCTAACATCTTGTAAGAACAAGAATCTAGGATAATCGGGTCTAGTGTTAGGGATATTTCTCTTATATTTGTTTTCAATCCATCGAATAAATAATTCAATGTTACATTTCTTCTTTTGCTCATCTACAATATTGAGAAGATGATATCTACCTGGATTCTTCTTATCTTTACTGTAGAGCATAGACATACAATGCCTATAGAATTGATTTAATTGTTCTGGAGTAGCATCAATAAGCTTTATTTCTTCTTGTTCAAACTTACCATTTACTTCCTTTTTAGGACCTCTCCAAACATAATTGTTTATATTTGTATTTACACTTTTAGCTTCTAAGGCTTTATTTAATTTGTCTCCTATTACTCCCATAGTAATATATGTGTTTTATATATATAATATTTCATGATCTACATAATATATTCTTGATCTTGATTCTGCTTTTTAATAATAAACTTTATAAATTCACAAGTAGTATATTTATAAGGGGTCATCTTTCCAGTATTTTTATTATACCAGTTAGATACTCCAGCTTCAACCATATTATAAGTTAAAAAACCTTCTTCCCCTATTTTTAAAGATCTATGCTCCCAATTAGGATATCGGGTAACTAATTTAAATTGATTATCCCAATTAGTACAATTTAAATTTTCAAAAATATAATTAATATATCCTCCTGTATCACATTCAAAGCTTACTAATCTAGCTTCTATGGTTATCATTATAATCTATACAACCATATTGTGCAAAATCACATCTACATTTATCTATTCCGTCAAAACATGGATATCTTATACATCTTTTACAAGATCTATTTGGATATTTATATTTAACTCCAAACTTATCCTTATACAAATTTAATTTATCCATTATTTAAATAGTAGTAAAAGTAAAGATACAACAAATCCAGAACTTATACCAGTAATTAATGTATTTTTAATTTTTATAGATTTTTTTAACTTATCTACATTTGCTTTATACTGATTTATTTCTTGAACTCTTAATGAGTCAATTTTAGAATGATTATCATTAATTTCTGTAAGGACTTGTATTTTTCTTTCTAATAATGGAACTTTAGTTTTAAGGAGATTATGTTCATTAAATATAAGATTAGTTTCTTTCAATTGTTCTGGAGTTATTAAGACTATTGAGTCTCCCAGAATCTTTGGATAAGTGTTCTTTGAGATAGTTTGTGAAGAAACTGCAATCGGAATCAATAGATTGATTAATAATAATATACCGAGTTTTCTCATATTCTCCTTCTTTACTAATTATTTGAGAATCTATTTTAGGTAATATTAACCTTAGACTATCCTGTTTGTGTTTTATAGAATCAATTTTTAATTCAATATTAGTAGTAGAATTTATCTTAGATTGGTTATTAAAATAAAATACTACTACCAA